GGGGTTGAGGACGACAATGTCGTCCTCTGATTCCCTGTATCCCCTGTCTTTCGACGATTTATACAAGGCCGGGTGGTAGCTCTTTACGCGATTTTCATTGCGTCTTCTGTCTATAACGGAAGGACTATGATATTGCCTGAGCTGCTGTTCGGACATGGGAACCTATAGATTTATTTGCATCTGGCCGGTGAATAGCTGGTCTTATAGCAAAGAATTGTTGGGTCTCCGTGTTAAAATTGTTATAGACTCGAAGAAGACTACGAGTTGCAGTGACAGCCCTCCTTTCGGATATATAGGTATCAGGATCTGGTCTACGACCTACCGGGATCCCCTTCAGTTTTGAAATTGAAGCTTCTCCTAGGTGTGTAGCCCAGTCTGGTACCGCGGCCATTTTGGAGAGCATATGTATATCTACGTCAAATTGTCTTAGCTCCTTTTGGAGTTTTAGACTAATTTTTCCTAGAGCATATTCTCCAGGCCTAAGATCTGTATAGGAAGGCGAATCAGTGGTTTGGTCAACCAGACCCTGGATATCCTTACGTTTAAGCAGCGTATTGATATCCTCTAGAATCTGACTTATCTCTTTCGCCGTGGCTTTTGAGATTCCAAGCATTATTGCTGTCCGCAGCCTTTCTGTATGATTACATACAGAGGAACCTGAAACGAGCACTAGTGGATGGAGTTTAGAAAGATAACTATAACAACCTGTTATAGCCCACTTTTGAAAGTAGATAAATCGGGCTGATCTCCGAGCCAGGTAACTTGCAAAATTACTTGGAACTATCTTGGATTTCATAAACTCTAGAATAGACTGGGATAGGTCGTTCCCACCAAGGTACCAACCTCTAAGGGGGAGATTAAGGAAGAGCTGACTTGCTTTCGCAACATCAGTTCCGGCCTCAATCGCCTCGTTTAGAGGGAATGGAGTAATCTCTGCGCCCTTATGGAATCATCTCTTAGCAAATTCAAATGTATCATTAGATACATGTGTCTTTGATTCTGAGATTTTTACATCAAGGCAAGACATAACTTCCTTGTATAGAAACGCCCCTCTATCACCTCGAATGACAACGTCATCACCTAGTACTCCGTAAATCGTTTCTGGATGAATGAAACGAATATACTGAAGAATCAGGTGATGTGAGGCTGTAAATATAGCTCAACTACTATATGCTCCTATTGGCTGTCCACAGTTATAACTAACTGTAGAACCGTCTTTAAGTTCAAATGGATATTGAGTTATAATTCTAGCTCACGCATCTGCCTTCTTTGATCCGAAGAATTTTGCAAATACAATCTTCTGGAATTCCAGAGGAAATCTATCTGTAGCATTCTGAAGATCAAAGGAGTAGATACGACCTTGTCCTTTGACTATTTGTTTACCTACTTTTGATTGTAGAGTATAGTCACCGTACTGTTTCTGGATCCATTTCATGATGTAATCATGATATGGAACTAGACTAGTTTGGCTTCAATAATCTATAATCGCAATAGGTCTGGTCTTATACTCTTTATCTAGTACTATGTGCAGTCTCCTAATGGAAGAAGCTAGCTTACTTCTCCTTTTCGGGTTGGGCAGAATATTTTTATAATAGGGTTCGAGTGTGTCTATATATTCAGACAGCTCCTCTCCACCGATTGTACGAATATCCGTTCGTAGAGTCTCTGGAAGGGAGGCTAGATCTTCAATTGAACTAGCTATTGCTTGACCTTTCGGTCCAGCTTTAGTTGATCAATGAGGTTCCTTTCACTCAATCTCTACTTTAGAAATATCTGTCCTACTGTTGATTCACCTAGTAATAGATGTGGGTATCTGACCAAGTCAGGGTTTTGAAATTGGAGTTAGATCACACTCTCCTGTTCCTGGGATTATTCGTCCCATGGATAGAATTGTGAGAATAATTCTAATTTCATTAATTTTCTTATTTCTAAAGAAAGATTTACCGTGTCCTTTAATTAGGTTCGGTAGTCCATCTTTTGAAATTGAAATTCCTTCACTAACAAGTAGTGGGTCTCCACATATGTACCGAGTACAATGAAGACGTGAAGCTTTAAAATACTTCACAGTCTCCTTTATACCCTTAGTACGTACTAGAAGATCCCATTTGATAAGGACTGTTTCCACCACATTCATAAGTTCAGGACTACATGAATGATGAACTGCAAGCCACCTCATCATGGCTTGAATGTTCATATTATTAATTTGTGTTGTAACCGTTTATGGATGAGGGTCTACTATCATTCCGATAACTTGCTCCATGATCCCATCATAGGGTAGGGTGTTAGCCTTCTACAATGTGCCCAAGCCAATAGGCTGGATGCATTAAGAGGGTTATCATATTCGAAATAGTAGGATTCAGGGTTGATTTGTCTTCAGAGAAGGCTTCACCGGTGCCCTGGAACTGTACACCGTACAGTGGGGACGAAATTTAAGGAGTCTGTAGCTTGCAAGCTACACACTCCTCAACCCC